TGGCGTATTATTGCTTTTGATTTACGCATGCCGAATGGGCAGCTTGTCGAATGGTATCTGCCGTTGAGAGAGCTTGAAGTTGAGAAGAAAGCTCGTGGTCATTTGATCTTTGAGGAATGGCGCAACAAGACACAAGAGGAATTGTCAGCGCAGCGTGATGCTTACTTTGCTGCCATCGCTCGTAGTTATAGAAACTATGATGAGGCTTTCCAAGCTGCGCTAGATCGAATGAACACTACACGTCAGGATGCAGAAGCATCTTGGAGAAGAGCAGAGAGTTCACTGCTTGAGGCTGCGCGGAATGCACGTAGGTCATCTGGTGTTGGGATCTCTTCTGCCGCAACGGCAGAGGCTGGCATTACAACGCCTTCAGAAGTACGCACTGATGTAGATCCATCAGCCTTGAATATAAGCGCCCGTGAAGAGCCATCTTCTATGAGTGCAAAAGGTTCTGCCATCTTATCTACCTCCGATGACTATGTTACAGATTTGCCTGTTGAACAGCAAGTTAAGTTCTCAAGGCTGTCTCGCTCCCCTAGTGTATCAGGTTTACAAGACTTTATCAGAAATAATCCTGATGGATTTACTATTGATCCTGTCTCCATGGAACCTGCGTCTGGTGGTTTCGTTGTTGCCCCCCTCAAAGAAGCCGAAATAATTGTCGGAGAGACCTTGCCAGAGGAGGTACTATTAGGTTATATTGAGGATAATAAGGATATTTCGAGGGCTGTCAATAAGCCAGTTTACCTTGGTGGTTGGTTCGACACAGACTCTCAGCAATATTTCTTAGACAACACTTTGATACTGCCGACTGCAGAAGAGGCGCTGTACATCGCTGAGGCTGCAGATCAACTGGCAATCTTTGATCTGAATAACTTTGAGGAGATCAGGACCAATGAAGGAATCAGACAACTCCAAGAGAGTGGTGCTTACAGAGGTGACACCGCAATCGGATACCAAAGAAACCTTGCAGAGGTTGGTCGCCGCTTTGCGGAAGCAAGGAATAACCGTAACGCCAGCCAAAGAGAACAGCTTACTAGAGGAGTAGAGGGCTTTAGACAATCACGTCTAACCTTACCCCTCTCTCCTGAGCAACGTGCTGCTAGTGTTCTGGATTATTTAGACCCGAACACTGGACAACCTAAGTTTAAAAACAAGCAGGGTTCCGAAACCCTTGTAAGCTTTGCCAACAAGCTTCTTGAGCTTCGCGGCACACGTACATATGACATCGTCAACTCAGAGCAAGACCGCGAAGAGGTCGCTCGCATCATGGCTGCAGAAGCAGAGGCTGCGCTTCTGTCCAGTAGCGATGCGATTGGTTGGTATGATGCCAAGCTGAAGCTGGCAAAACAAATTCTGTTCCCTGTGTACCCAGAGGTATCACCACTGCGTCCTGATGGCACAGAGAATTCAATGTATGATCCAGCGTCTGAGCATGCATTTGACTATGCAACAGCAGTTACCTCAAATGGTTTGTCTGTAATTGACAACTACCTACTGGCATCTCGCCAGTATGACGCATGGAAAAACAACCAAGACGGTAAGTTCCCGCTCTCAGCTTCTGGGGCGCAAGGCAAGTCCATGATTAAGGCGTGGGAGTTTTGGAATGCTCTTGTGGATCTTGGTTATAACTCTAATCAGATTAACGATCTGCTTACAACGCAGATGCGTAAGGGTGATCTTGCGGCACTGATGACAGAAGTATTCGGTGTAGATCGTGTCAAAGATTTACCATTTACAATAGATGGAAAAGAACTTGCCGATGAAATCGTTGGCGTTGCCTATGTGATTGGACCTAAGATTGGAAATGGTTTCTATCAAAACTTACGTGGCAACTTTGATCCTCTAACAATGGATCGCTGGTGGATGCGCTTTGTCAACCGTATCACTGGCAACCCAACAGTTAACTATCGTGAAGAACTTGTACAGGAAAACAAAGAAAAGCTTTGGAACCTAATATCAAATCCAGATAGCTTGACGGAAATGGACCAAAAGCTTTTGGTGGATACTGTCGAAGCTTTGGGAATCACCACTATAGAGAAAAGTGATATTGAACTTATTGCCCCAGAAGTACAAAAAGTTTGGGACAAAAACTTCTACAACAAAGCATTCAACGACAAGCTTGATGATCTTGCTGATCAATATAACTTTCTTGTCACATCAGACGGTGTAATCACTGGGCGTGACGCGGAAAAAGTTAAGAAGATTGCTCAAGATGCACGTCCTAAATCCACAGACTTAGCACTGGCTGCTAAAAATTTAGCAGGTAAACTAAAGCCTCAGCTTCAGGAAGATCCACGTAATGCCCGTGAGCGTTCAGCCATGAGGGCTGCTGCTAATCGTGCTAGAGAAATACTGCGTCAAAGCAACCAGATTGGTGTGGATCTAACCAACGCAGACTTCCAAGCCCTCATGTGGTACGCAGAGAAGCGCATCTTTGAAGCTGGTGGTGTGCGCAAAGGTCGTGGTGATGACAATGATTATGCAGATGGTGCAATAGCCATCCTTAAAAACAAAGGTGTAAGCGATGACAAAATCGAAGCCACACTCCCCGATGCAGAACGAGGAAGAATCCGTAGTGTCGAATCTCAACTCGACAGAGATTCTGAAATTGGCAGAGAGATTGATGCGATACAAAGAGGGCCAGAAGAAGGAAACTTCTTCGCTCCAAGAGAGCTAACACTTCTTGATGGGTCTATGGCCCCACAGGAACAGCTAACAACCGAACAGCTACAGCAAACAGAAGCAGATCTTGCGGGAGCAGAAGTTGATCCAGAGCTACCACCTCAACGGTTCTCTCGCCTCATCCCTGCTCAGGCACTCATGCCATTACGCGCACCAGTTAACATGGCTGATGGCTCTCCCAATCCAGTCTATGGGTACTTTAGGGATGACACAACGGGCAAGCTACGTCCTATAGTTTTGCCTAGAGGTTCCCACAAAACATACGAGAATGGTGTAGAGGTTGGTCAGGGATTGTATCACATACAACAACGCAACCACGATAAGGAACTGGTGGAGAATTCTAAATACAAGCGTGTTGAGAATGCCATCTTTGATCTCCTTCGCCGCTGGCAAGATCAAGGGTACGAGGATGGTGATGCGGTTATCTCCTATCCAAGTCAGGGTGTTATCGTTCTTGAGTGGCGCAATAACCTAGCGTTTAAAGCACCACCCATGCGCCTTGTGCTGCAGTCGGGTCGTGATCTACCAAATGCACCTTCTAAAAATGTATTTTATGTAAAGACATTCTTCCCGATCTTGGAGAAGAAAGCACGGAAGACTGCGCCTGTTCGTCAATCTCGCTTGATGAGCAGACTTCCAGAACAGATAGGCGAAAAGCAATACAATTTAGAATATGCTAGAACCTCTGACTTCTTGGCAAAGGGTTTGAAATTTTTTGTGCCAGAAGAAAAAGCACAGACTGCAGCGGATGGGATTATTCGCAGGTTCCAAGACGACATGCTTCCCGTGGGACGTATGATGCAAGAGCTTCAAAAGAAGGACGCTACAATTACAGATGCGTTTGATCCTTATCTGCAAGAAGAATTGTATCATGGTCGTGTAGGCGCAGAGATCGAAAGCCGTGAGAAGACAATCTACAAAGATGCTGTGGATGCAGTTAAAGGTGTTAACATTTCTCAGGGTAAGATCGATCAGCTAAAAGCTATTTCAGACAAGGCGTCAGAGACGGGTGATGGGTTTGTTAAGAAAGCTCTTGCTAGTTACCCAAGCAAAAAACTTGCAGTAGTTGATGCTGTTCTTTACGCGACACACGCTAAGGAACGTAACGCATTCATCAGAAAAAAAGATCCAGATAACACCTCTGGCTCAGGCATGTCAGACATGGAAGCTGATTCAATCCTAGCGTGGGTTGCCACGTTGGACGCGCCAAGTGTGGCTGCTCTGCAGAGAGTTCAGCAAGGGGTCAGAAGTATTGTTGCAAATACAAACCAGAGCCGTGCTGATTATGGTTTGATACCAGAGGAATTGCGCACTGATACAAACTTTAATTCATACGTGCCTCTGCGTGGCAAGGTGGATATGCTTGAGGGCGAAATGGACTTTACCCGCCCAGCCAGCGGTGCGCCGTTTGGTGTACGTGGTAGGGAAGATCGTCGTGCGCTAGGTCGTTTTGACTATGCCACAGATATCCTTGCAACTGTGATTAATCAGAACCAGAACTCTGTTGTTCGCGGAGAACGCAACAAGGTTGGTCAGGCATTCATTGAATTGCTACGCGCAAACCCAGACAAAACCCGTGGCTTTGGTCGGATCCTAGATCGCATGCCAACAATACGAAGAGAGGATACATCAGGTAAGGTAAGAGAATTTACAGACTTTATGGCGGCTCAAGACCCACACATTTTTGTTGCTAAAGAAAATGGTAAAGATGTTTATGTTGAGATCAGTGACATACGTCTCGCCAACTCCTTGAAGGGTAGTGATGGAACAGGATCTAGCTCACTTGGAGCTATCACTAGATCTTTGGGTAAGCTTAACAGATACCTGTCAAACATTAACACCTCGTACAACCCAGAATTTTTTATCACTAACATCGTCCGTGACATCCAGACTGCAGGTATAAACGTGCAGCAGTTTGATGCTGATGGCATGGTGAAGAGTATTGCCAAGGACTACAGAAGCGCATTTGGTGGCATCAAGAGAGCCATCAGAAATGGTGACAAGGATAGTGAGTGGGCAAAGATATACGCTGACTTCGTCCGTGATGGTGGTCAGAATTCTGCAAACCCAATGAACAGTGTTGCCGATCAGATGGCAAACATTAGCAACTTACTGGGCGACATCGCTGAGGATGGTGCGCGTGGCAAGTTCAACAAGATGAAGAACAGTTTTGCAGGGGAGAGAGTTAAGTCTCTTCTCAAGTTCTTAGAAGACTACAACACTGTGGCTGAAAACGCCGTGCGTGTTGCTGTTTACAAAGGTCTAAAGGACAAAGGCTTCTCGCCTGAGAGAGCGGCACAAGCTGCACGTAATGTGACTGTAAACTTTGGTAAGGGTGGCGAATACAAGACACTGATGAACTCAATGTACTTGTTCTATAACGCATCCATCCAAGGTTCATTTGCGCTTTTCAATGCGTTCCTAAGATCACCAAAGGTTCGCAGATTATGGGGTGCTTTGGTTGTTGCTGGTGTAATGCAAGACCTTCTTAACTCAACATTTTCTGAAGAAGATGATGATGAGATCTTAGTCTACGACAAGATACCCGATTACATTCTTGAGCATAACTTGATCCTTCCGACATTTGGTATGGGAACTGATCGTCAATATCTTGCGATACCAATGCCATACGGTTTGAACATGGCAGTCAATGCTGGTCGCGCATTCAATCGCACATTACGCGGAGAATACTCTGCGTCAGAAGGTGCCAACTCAATCATCATGACTGCGGTGGATGCTCTCAATCCACTGGGCGGCACAGAGAACCTTATCAACTTTGCAGCGCCAACTGTGTTCGATCCCTTCGTTGAAATCATGCGTAACGAAAACTACGCTGGAGTTCCGATATACAAGCAGCAGTATCCAGGAGATCAGTCCCCCGATAGCCAGCGTTACTTCAATAGTGTCAGCCCTTCAGCGCGTTGGATTACAAACAACTTAAATGCTCTGACTGGCGGCACCACTGAGATGTCTGGTTTCGTTGATTGGAACCCAGAGATCATGGACTACTGGTTTGAATATCTGACAGGTGGTATCGGGCGGTTCGTCCAAAGAACAGCCGAATTACCTGCTCGTGTGTACACCGATGGCTTCAACGAAGACTTGGTCCGCGAGATACCTTTTGTTCGTAAGGCAATCGGCACTGTGTCAGAGCGTGAAAACATTGGCATGTTTGTGGAGAAGCGTGATCGTATCTTGAACGTAGGTCAGGAGATCAAGGCGGCACAAGAAGCAGGTGACCGTGAAAGGTTTATGAGGGCAAGAGAAAAGTATTCTGAAGAGATTGCTCTTCTGCCTCGCATCAAAGCAATCAACAATGCCATCAAAAAAATATCACGGCAGCAGAACGCTATCCGTGATAATGTAAACCTTCCTGACAGTCAGCGTCAGTTAATTCTTGATAGGTTGGATGAGCAAAAGCAGATGCTATACGCTCGTGGCAATATGATCATGAAGGACTATCGATAAAGTTCAATTGAACTTTTTAAGTCTTCTGAAAGTGTAGTAAGCCCAAAGTTTCTCAATTGGGCTTAGTTCATCCTGATCTAAAACCATGCCCACCCCATGACCTAAGTCCATAGGTTTGCTTAGTTTACTGAATGTCTTTTGAGAACAGTAACCCGCTACACGAAAGGTGTCTTCTTCTTGCTTACAGACAAGTACGGAGCAGTCTGCTTTAAATGACTCCATGTTTTTGAAAAGCAACTTACCTCTTGGATAAAATGTTGACTTAACATCAATAGATAAATCACCAAGCCACATATCTTCGCCACTATCTACACCTAATTGAAATGGGTTGTGTTCTATGTCGAACACTTTAGCAACGCAAACTTCCGCCTGTATACCAAGCAGATCAAGATCGTTATCATTCCGACCCTGATCTCTCCTTTGGTTTGCAACACCACATGCCCTAGCAAGCTGCCACCTAAAGGTAGCTGCTTGCTTGCAGTTAGACATTTCTTTAGGACTTAACTTTACTATCATGTCTACTGTTTATCCACTCAATTATTTCTGATCTTTTCCACCGCCGTGTGTGTGGTGTAATCATGATTGGTTTCGGGAAATCATTCTCTTCCCGCAACATTTTTTGAACAGTCTTTAAGTGAAGCGACAGCATCACAGACAGATCGTTTGTATCTAGGAGTTTTTCTTCCATTGCCTAAAGTCCTCTCTTAGTGTTTCGAACTTACTTCTGGCATCAGGATTATCTCTAAACTCTGACCGTGATGTGATGCCACAGTATTCTCTTACAGCCTTCACCGCTGCGCCTTCAATTTTGAAAGGGTCTTCTTCATCCATCAACCCACAAGACCAGAGGTACTCTCCGAATTCTGGGTTACGGCACAGAAGCCCTGCCGATGCAATCAGCCTTTCTATTCGCTGATGTTCTTCCCGTGTCTCTGGTTCATCCTGATCGTTAAGTCGAACCATAGCCACCATGTATCTTGTTCCCACCCAGTCAGTGTGAAGCTCTTGTGGGCAGTCGTTTGGATGGACGTTGAGTCGAAGGATAATTCCATTTCTATCTTGAGACATGGATACCTTCACAGCTTCAAAGCCCATAGCTGCATCTCTTATGCTACTCATCTTAAAAACCCCAATCAATTTTTACATGAACATGAACGTCAATGCGTTCTGGAATGCCTGATGTTTGATTGATCAACACAGGCTCATCGAATTCACCAAAGAAACTTTCGTAAGGCACACCTAAGTAATCAGCAATGTCTTTGATTGCTGTTGCAGGTGGCTCTTTTATTACGCCTCTCTCGTACTTAGAATAAAGAGATTGATGTAAGTTTATGGCGTCACATATTTCTGTTTGAATTAAGCCTTTTTGTTCGCGGATCTTCTTTAAGAGCTTTCCATTAAAGTTCACTGTATCTCTCCCAATTTCTTTCAGCCCATGCTTTGGCATCTACCCCCATAAGATCCCACCATGTGCGCTCATCACCAAAACGGTGCAGGTCCATATGGCAATCGTGACACAGAGGTACAGCCCAGTTATCTCCCGACCTCATACCTACACCACGTTCCCCCACATGCTGCAGGTGGTGCGCCTCTGCGCCACGACTACACACTAAGCAGGGTGACCCCCGCAAAGTTTTCAAATATCTCTCCCGCCTAATCCTGTCTTGCTTTGGGAAGCGAAAGCCTCGCCACTTTCTCGTCAGCATCTTTATCCTCAATCATTTTTCTGTGATCAGTAAGAGCCTTACCTCTCTTAAAGCTGTTGATAGGATTTTCGTCCTTGTACTTACGCCACAACGCAGCCGATTTCTTTTTGTCGGATGGATCCGTTTGAGTGACAAACAGTTGAGGCTGTAGATCGTAGCGCCAGTTGTTGATGTCTCTCATGCGGCGTATTCCACCTGCCGTTACGCCCTGACAGTAGAAGCCCATAGCTTTCCAGAAACCATTTGCTGCAATATCAGAGCCGCAACGCAAGCTAATTGACAATCCGTTGGATGCGGACACGAGGTCAATCAGGTGCCTGATTAGAGCGGCACCGTATAACTGACCTCGCAGATCATATTCAATACAAGCCTGATGTATCTTCACCTGCTGCCCAAGGGAACCATGATAGATGTAGCCAGCGGGATCATTGTTGACACGAGCCAGAAGTATTCTGTGATTTAATATCTCACGCTCGAATACCTGCCTTGGATAAAACGCTAAGTCCTCTGCGTTCTTCCGTTGCAGATGATCGATGTAAGGCAAATCACTTTCTACTGCTGGCACGACTTGTATATCCATTGATCATTTTGGCCTACAGTTACGGGTATCCCAGTCGTCCATGTAAAAGCCATCAGAAGGAAGGTAGGCTTTAGTCATTTCACTGGAATTTTTAAACTTGTGCCAAGACAACATGATGTATTTCATCCTTGTAATTGTAGTCATCTTGTCCTTATGGCGCTCATCGTTGTTTAATTTTTCTCTGATATAAACAACTGGGTCATTTGGATAATTCATTTGACCATCTCGCCATGTTCTAATGAATTCATTTCCTTGATCAGCGTATCCAGTTTTAGAAGCAATGTAGTGTATTGCACCTAATAATGCGTCAGCTTTGTAGTAAGTTTTCCTACAAAAACACACGCTCTCAACCAAGTCTGGATTAGCTGCCAAAACACCATCAAGTTGATGTACGGTATATCCGTGATCCTTTGCCGTTTTGTTGGCAATCAATGCAACCATCTTCACAGTATGCGCAAGAGGACCTGCATTATCGTAGCCTCTTATTTTAAGCCTATCAGAGTATGTGCGTTTTTTTCCGCTATCAATTGATAGGATTGCTTCTTCTGGAAGGTCTTCCACAAGTATCGTCCAGAAAGGTTTTTTAGCTCTCTCGCATGCCATCAGACGTTGTTGACCGTCAATCAGCACACCATTTTCTGCTACACATATTGTTGAACCATTCAGATGAAAGTTATCTTGCAACATGTCTGTGTGATAAAGGCTCACAACACGTTTAGATGCCTTTCTATTTCTTGTGTTTTTATTAAGAAGTTCACTCGCCTTTTCTGGGGTCATGAGAAACTTGTTTACTTTGATCTTTTCGATTTGATGCTGTTGCATTTTCCACTCCTAACAAAAAAATTAAAACGGTATCTCATCGTCTAAGTCTTGAGAACTTTGACTGGGTCGATATCCGTTGTTGTTTTGATACCCAGACGGTGCTTGGTATCCGCTCTTTTCCTTGCGCTCTCTCAACAAGTCGCCGCGCAAGGACAGAAATGGTCTGCCACCCTTGGATGTCTTTCTCCACCCAACGAGATTGGCCTTCGGGTTCTTCACCCCTTCCTGTAATTGGTTCCATAAGTCTGTCACCGTTTCACTATTGAGTTCGATGTTGCCAGTGTAATCTGGCTGACGATCATTTTGTTTCCTGTCGTTCTGAAACAGGATGCCTGATGCGGGATATTCTGACATTACTTTTTCTCCTTTAGTTCTGCCTTCTTGGCTGAGATCACCTGCCCAACCTCTTCATACTTTGAAAACGCTTCTTCCTTTGCGCGTTCAAACATCTCTTTATTAGCAAGATAAAAACCGTTCAAAGTCTTTTCGGACTTGATGGTATTAATCCATGCTATCGCCAGTGTTGCCCAGCTATCCCAGTCGTAAACAGCACGAGGTTCACGATCCGCTTCCTTGTAGGCACCAGTGTTCTTCATGTAGCCCAAGAGTTTCTCATCTTTGTTCAATTGAACTTTTTCCTCAGAGGGCGGCTCAGGAGCCTTTTCTTTTTTCTGGGGGGTAGGCTTAGGATTTTCCTTTCCCTCACTCTGCGGGGCCTCTCCGTTGCTCTGAGGGATATCCTCACCCGCATAAATGTAGTGGCCCAAGCCATGCATGGCGATAGCCTTGGCAAAGCAGCGCATTCTGGCATCACTAATTTGACGTGATGTCGGTCCAGAGATAGCATTGTTTCTGTTGTCCATGACTGGCAACCACATCATGTGATCCTGATCTTCTACAGTCACGGTGACCCGCACCTCAACGGTGCTATCGGGATAGATGATGTCATCATGAACTGTGTATGACGCAGTCGGGTACTTAGACTTTACCTCGCCCCAAGCCCAAGCCCAAGACAGGTAACTCAATCCCATCTTCTCTTGCTTTTTGTCATTCACATTAATTGAGGACAGTGTTTTCCATACTGACATTACTTTCTCCACTTGCTTTTTTACTTTTTTACTGTAAACTAATTGTTAATGATTACTGAGTTATGGTCACTTGGTTTTCCTTTACAGTTGGTGAGTGAGGGGGGGAGCTTTTAGCTCCCTTCTTTCTTTTAGCCCTTGGCTCTTTCTCTCCCCCATGTTTCCAAACCATCTCATGGATCGGGCCACTTTTATCTCCGTAAACTCTAGATGTTCTTCTGTCACCAAGCGCGGCTTGTTTTTGGATGACCTTCACTTTTGTTGTATCTTGTTTACGCAAAAAGTAATCAGCAGCATCTTCTAACTGATCTTCAATAGAAACTAAATGCTTCAAGCCTTCAGCTTGTATCTCCAAGTCAATACAAATCACCGCTCTCATTTTCTTTTTAGTTGGCATTCTTCCATCCTTTAAATTGATCACAAAACTCTGCCACTCCGCAGTAGTTTCCTTCGCAGCGGGTCTTCTCACCCTTGCGATATTCAATCTCACAATTTCCCTTGAGCGCAGTGTTTGCATTCGCATGTCTAACAGCCTCGTCTTCAGACTGATGAACCTTCATCGCTCTTTTCTGGCCCTTCTTCTTAACGGCCCACGTATCAGGCTTCGCCCACTGATCTTCTGGAGAGCATACAGGAAACTGATCATACAGATCGCTAAACATCTGCGCTTCTTGGTGGGCATCAATGCGCTCTTGAATGTAATCCTCTCGCTCGTCTTTGCTCCACAGGGGCAGATCAACAATCACCACTGGTGACTGAGGATACTCAGGATCGAATTCTGCCTTGCGTCTTTGCCAGTCTCTGAGGATAGCGCAGATGCGCAGCTTGCTTACAGTCTTGCCACGGTTCGCACCTTCCTTGGAATTCTCAACGAGCCAAGCGTAGCAGTTTTGCTGGCGCTCCCACTCAACCTTGCCAAGGATTACTGACCAAGCAGACGTAACCTTGTAGTCAGTGATTTGCACAGTGCCATCCTCAAGAACCTCTTGATGGTCAAGCGCACCAGAGATAGTCCAGTTCGCAACGTCCGCATAGAGACGTTCCTCTACCTGCACGTTATTAGGATCGTCGGCGCTCTCAAGAATATGATGGACCGCTGTACCAAACAGAGGCCAGATCATGTCAACAACATCCTTCTCCATTTTGTCAGCGTGTAAGTCTTTCATCAACCGCACCCGTGGTGCGTCGATCAATGTTGTAATGCTGATGTCAGCTTTGCCCTTCGAATACTTATCGTCTCTTGCAAAATTCAAGAACGCATCAGGCAGGTTATAGTTGTTAGTTATTTTCATTGTTTTCTCCACTCGTATGTAGTTAAATCACATAAGGAACATAAAGTCAAATGGGATTATTTGGGGGAAGATATGGCTGCATTTGATGTTACGTTTACGGTGTATGGTGAACCTGCGTCGAAAGCAAATTCACGTAAGATGGTCATGATAAAAGGCAGACCAGCCTTGATCAAGTCCCAGAAAGCACGGGACTATGTGAGTTTCTTTGAGGCGCAATGCCCCACTTTGAAAGTGCCGACAACAGATGATGTCATAGTTGAGATGATGATTTACTATGCATCCCGCCGCCCAGACTTGGACGAAAGCCTGATCCTAGATTGCATGCAGAACCGCATCTACAAAAACGATAGGCAGGTAAAACAAAAATTTATTTACTGGGGTTTAGACAAAGAAAATCCACGGTCAATAATTAGAGTTCGCTCGTGTAATATAAAAAATATTCCACAGTATTTATTATCGGAAGACGTTACGGTAGACGATATTACATATCGGTAGTCTAAGTATATATATATATATTATATTATTAGGCAGCAAAAAAATCGTAGATTGACGGACGCTATTCGTATCCCCTATGATGCTCGAATAGAGTAGGAGATAGCCGTGCAAATCGAACAGCAAGTTCGTGGCGAGGCATACAGATTAGGGCAAGGTCAATA